TTGGGGCGTTTCATGCGGCGTTCCGCGCCAAATCGCGCATCACCGCGCTGCGGATGCCTGCGCGGTTCCAGCGAAAGTTGAGATGGCAGTTGGCGGCGTATTTGGAGAGGCCGAAATCCATACCACTGATTTCAAATCCGGCGCGCGTCAGCAGTTCGATCTGGCGGAGGGTGGCTGGATCGTTCAACCAGCGCTTGCTCTTGGCCGAGGCGTTGCTGGTTTCGGTCTCTCGCAGAAAGTCATCTGCTGCCGCAAGCGCCTGCACCCGTGTGCCAACAGCCAATGTGCGGATGGCTTTGCCTTTGGGGCGGCCAAGCGCGTACCAGAGCGTGCCGTCATGGAAGACGCCAGCCCAGCCCTGAAACCCGCTGGCCATAAGCGCCTGTTCGTCTTCATGCAGCGCGACCCACGAGAAGGGTGAGCGATCCAGCAAATCGATCTCGGTCATCTCGAACGCGGTCAGTAACCGCTTCTCGCCGGTATCCCGCGTGAAAATGTGGCCGCAGAAATCGCAGATGGATGCCCCGAGGGGCAGTTCTGCCTCACATGACGGGCAGGTCTTCCACGGCTGAGCCCCGGTGGGCGTATCCTCATCTTCGAGGCCGATGTCCTGTTCCAGCGACCCATGGCGCATCGCCGCACCGGCAAAATCCAGCACGATGCAATCTGTCTTTATCATGCCGGGATAGCGCTCTGGATCGACGCGCCGAAGGCCGCGCCCAACGGACTGGATGAAGGTGCCTTTGTGCAGCATGGGGCGCAGGATGCCGATGCATCCTACCGGCTGACTGTCAAACCCCTCGGTCAGCACCATACAATTGGCAAGGACCTGAACCTCTCCGCGGTCAAACCGCGATATAAGGTCGGCGCGCGCTCCGGCGGCCATGTCGCCCGTGATGGTTTCGGCTGAGACGCCATCCGCGCGGAATGCTTCAGCAACGGCCTCAGCGTGGGCCACCGTCGAGCAGAAGAATATCGTGCGCCGGTCTGCCGCTTTATCTTTCCAGTGTTCCACGACGGTCTCATTGAGCACCGTGCGGTTCAGCACCTTATCGGCCTGGCGCATGTCGAAATCACCGGCGGTGCTGTTGATCCCGGACAGTTCATCCTCGACGCCGAGATCGATGGTATAGGTCCGGGGCCGCACCAGCAGGCCCCGCGCGATCAGCGTGCCGATCCGGAGATGGTAGCCCACGTTGCTGAAGGTTTTGCGCAAGGACTGGCCGTCCCCGCGACCGGGGGTGGCGGAAAGACCGAGCAGTTTGGCCTTCGGGTTCAGGCCGCGCACATGCTCGATCACGGATTGATAGCTGGTGGCCGCGGCGCGATGGCATTCGTCGATGATCAGGTGTGATATGGTCGGCATGGCCTCGCGCCGATTGACGCGCGCCAGCGTCTGCACGCTGCCAAACACCACGCGGCCGTCCCAGCAGTCCTGCTCCGCCTTGACCACCGAGGTGTTCAGGCCCGAGATGTGACCCATCGCCGAACGGTTCTGCTCGATAAGTTCGTCGGTGTGCTGGAGAACCAGCACCTTGGCATTGCGGTCCCGTTCTGCCTGTTCACCGACATAGAAGCCTGCGATGGCCGTCTTGCCCGCACCGGTGGGCAGCACGAGCATGGTGTTGCCATTCTCGGCCGTGCGGTTATGGGCGGCATCCACCGCTGCCCGCTGATAATCACGAGGAATCATGCCAGCCTCCCTTAGCGTGCCCAGAACGGCGCATTGCCAGAACTGGCGGGATCCGCACCGGGGGGGGCAGCGCTGCCGCCATATGCCGAAGTTGGCGCGGTGTTGGGGGGCGCAGGCGTGGGCGCAGCACCCATCACCGCAAGATACTGGCCGTGATCGGGGCCGATGGCCGCCTTGATCACGTTGCGTCCGGTATCTTCGGGATTGTCGCGATCCTTTTCGACGCCGATCTTGGCGACGAAATCCAGCCCGCTGAGATCACCGAGGCTTCGGATCAGACGTGCGGCGCGGGCCGCCTCCGACTGATCGCTTGCCTTGATGCCGCGCGCGGATTCGAGAATGCCTCTGATGAGAGCGCGGCCCCGGTTTGCATAGCTATCCTCACCGCGTTCGTTGACATTTTTCCCCTTGAAGCCGATGCGCGTGTAAATCCGCCGCCGCGCGTAGGGACCATCGAGCACGATTGCCTCGACATTCAGATAAAGAGCGGAGCTTGTGCGGCTCTGGGTCAGCCAGCCCTCAGGGCCCGCGCCGCCAGGACGGATGGTCAGGGCTACCTTGGCCAGCGTGTTTGCCGGGATGAGATCGAATGCGGCGTCCTGGCTGTCCGCGCCGTTAAAATCCATGTTGTCAGCCATGGGATCAGGCTCCTTTCGTCATGGGATCGGATTGGGGTGCTGCCTCGGGCAGTTCGAAATCGAGGCCAGATTTGGAGGTCGTTCCCTGACCGGCGCGGATCTTGGCCATCAGGCGGCCGAGGTGCGCCTGCTCGATCATCGAGAGTCGGCCGCTGCGGTCTTTGGCAGGGAATCCGAAATCGTTGATCGTGGTGCAGATAAAGGCTCGGAATGGATCGCCCTCTTGGGGGCGGATTTCAGCGAGCGTGATGACCTCATCGACGATGCCGGGCAGTTCGAGGCCGGTCTTGGATCCCTCAACCTGCATCGCAAAATAAGGCTTGCCGAAATCATCAATCTTTTTGTCAAGCAGGCCGACTAACCAGATGTTCTTACGCGGCGTGTGCTGGAGGTGGGTCAGCCAGCCGATCATTTCCTGACCGAGCAGCCCGTAGGCGCCGCGCATGTCGGGTTTGCCGCTACGGTCGGATTGTGCCTGGGGCTGTCCCTTGCACCATTGCATGCAGATGCGGGAGGCGACCGAAATGCTATCGACGAAAACCGTCTCGTATTTGTCGAGTACGGACGGATCGCCGAATGCGGCGCAGACGCGGTCGTAATCGCGCGGGCTGTAGGGCTGATCTTCGCGCATCGCCGGATTTGGTCCGCCGATCCAGCAGGCCAGATCGCGGGCACGTTCCCAATCACGGATTCGGATTTCATCTCCGGGCCAGCCCTGTACCGCCAATTCACCGGCCTCGAGGTTCAGGAAGAGCGTATGTTCCGGATCCATCGTCCAGAGCTGGCTGGTCTTGCCGATGCCGGAAATGCCGGTCAGGACACCCTTTATGCCGCGGGTTTCCTTGAGCCGTTCGTCGGCAGTGATGATCTTCAGCGGGGCGGGTGCGAAGGGCGCGCTCATTTGCGCGCTTCCAGTTCGCGGACAGCAGCCGAGACGGCGATATCGGTGCCCGCCGCGCCCTGCTTACGGGCCATCGAGATGATCTCTTCCAATGCCATGGTGGCTTGCGCGAGCGCGGAGCGTTCCTTGTTGAGGGGGATCAATGCGAACGCGATGTCATCAATGGAGGCCCGTTCAATCGCCACTGAGCGGGCGGAGCGGCCGCCGATGGCCGGCACTGCGATCGTGTCGGGGATTACGCTCAGCCAAGTGGACTGGCGCAGCTTTTTGAGGGGACTGGTGAACATGTGTGAATGCTCCTTTTTCGTCGTGCCCAGGGATTGTCGTTCAGGTGACAACTGCCGGGCCCGACGCCGCCCTGGAGCTCGCGGTCGGGGTGTTTCCCTGAGAGTTTTGCATTCCCCCGAAGGCCCGGCATGAATTCGATGATCTGCTTGCCTTCACTTACCGGCGGGGGGCCAAAACTGTCGGGGCAGCCTCGAAATACCCATCCAACCCAAGGCTCTGGGCGGTCCGCCGGATGACCGTGAGACGCTCGTAAATCGTGCTGCGGTGAAGCCCGAGAACACGCGCGGCCTCGGCGACGCTGAGGTGGCTGACTGCGATCGCGACCTGACGTGACGAGGGGCAGAGCGCGCCCAGCAGCTTTGCGACATCACCCCGAAGACCAGGCCCATGGGACAGGGCAAACTCATCAACAGGATCGATCGCGGCCGTTTCGGGCAAGACGTCTGACAGAGTCAGACCACCGTCAGCCTCATCCTCGCCCACATGGGCGTGCAGGGATTGCATCGCCCTCTCTGCGCGCACGGCCCTCGTGGCGCTGGCCAGCGTTGCGATCTGGTTGGCGATGACGCGATCTGCGAAAGTGTCGAACGAGGATTTCGTGGGATCAAAATTTTGGGCGCGTCTGATAAGATCGAGGCGCAACTCCTGCTCGATGTCATCAACATCAAGCCCGGGCACGGCACCTGAGCGCGCGAGCCTTGCGGCACGGATACGGATATTGCGGGAAATACGGGTGGTGGGGTCGGTAAGCTTGTGAAGCTGCTCCATGAGTTTCGCCTTGGTCCAGGTGGACGGGCACGCGGCCCGAGTACTTGGCACCGGCGAAAATTCGTTGGAGTGGCTGTTGGCGTGGCGTCACGACAAAGAAAAACCGCTGAATCGAAAGGATTTCAGCGGTTTTGGGCAGGCGATTTTTTTGAACTTTTTTACAGTTGGCTCAACGAAATTTCGTCAGCGTTGGTCCTGTTTGCCCTGCCGAAGATCGTCGGCGTGAGTGACATAGGACGCGACATAGTCGTCACCCTCAACTTTGATCGGATCCTCGGACATACCGGTCAGATTTCGCAGAGCCTTCGAAGCAGCTTCCTTTTGCTTGCTGATCCGTGATTGATCCGTGGCGTTAGTTCTTCGGCGATTAATGCGCCCGCGTTGCTGAGCCATCGCCTTCAGGAAAGACCAAGCCGCCTTTGGGCGCTGCGTCGTGGCATTTTTGAGTTCGAGATCGTCAGGTCCAAGCCGATGTGATGTGCCCGCAACGGTTAATCGGATGATCGCCAACTCAACGAATTCAATAGTAATGGCTGCCCAATTGGTTCCCGACGGCACCACAATCCCCGGACCAGTGGGGACGTTGTGACCGGCAGGAACTATGGCTTCGATAAGTGTCGAGAATAGACTGTCGATAGGTCGAGCCGGAGTCAGTTTTCCGTTTCCACCAGCCAGAACTATGTCTTCGAGCGCTATCTGGGTCGCCTGTTTCAAGCCAAGGAAGCTGCGCGCATTTTGGTCTAGCGACGACCGCGTGGGCGTGAATACAACCTTTGGTGCTGAAGCAGTGGCAATTTCGTCCAGCTTGGCCAGATCGATCGGGAAACCAGGAGTTGGAAGCACGAGGAATGCAGGAAATCCTCGGCCCGCGCTGATCTCGTATCGACCAAGGTACTGAACCGGAGCGCGACCAATGGTGTCTGGCGCATCTACAAGATGAAATACCTCAGCCAGTGCCGATGCAAGGTGTGCACGATTCAACTCGAGGACAGAGATGTCCGGACGCTCAAGAATTGCATAGTCACACCGGTTCGGAATATCGCCGCACTCGGCGCGCAGTCGACCGTCGATGAGTTTGACTATCTGTCGGCTGCAGCCGTTTTCACTAGATTTGGGGCAAGCAAGTTCGGTTGCCCGTCGGCCGCTCTTGCGTAGAAACGCCTCGGCACCAGACCACTCGTCGCCAAGTTCCTTCAGCCAGTCGCATCGCGCTGCGGCTGCGCCCGGCCACTGTTCAAGAGCTCGCCACAGATTTGTCATCTTCGTCAATGACGTCCTCCTCCTGCGGCGGTGCATAGAAATTCTTGTCTCGTAGCCAGGCTTCAACAAACTCTGCATCGGAGTCGCGGTCGTACCGGGCCGAGTCCAACCTTATGGTGACGCTCCGCTGCTTGGCAGAGCCTTCAAATACAAATCCGAATTTGGCTGAGGTAATACGACCGAACGTGAAAACTGCACCCCAGTTCTCGCCAAGGGCCCTAAACAGATCAGAGGATTTCTGAATATCGATCCTGGTGACGTCGCCCAAAATAACGCGGACGACCTCGAGGAGGCGGACTTGATCGATACCATCGATGTCGCCGCATTCCTGAATTTTCGGACCATCGTTGCGGATAGGCGCCAACGTGAAGATGTCTCCTTCGCCGAAATAGCTCTTCTTACCGAAGATCTTTTCTCCGAGTACTTCCTGATACAGGGTCTTTTCACCCTTACTTTGTGCGTTGATCCCGAGGACGTCGATTGCGGCGTCATATATCAAGACGTCGTGCTTCTGCGGTCGATAGAAGGCGACGCCCGGCTCACCATCCTCCTCATGCTTGCCTTCGCGCGTCATCGGCATTCCGTGCCGGACGAGGAGGAAGACCTTTTTTTCATCGGGGCGTGGGTAGGCGAAGATCCTGGTCCCGCGCCCGCGCTGCCGTTCCTCGAAAAAAGGGTCCATGAGCTTCGCCATCTCAGCGAGCTTGTCCGCACTGAGATCCGGTAGATCGCGCCCAGAACGCTGCTGACCCGGAAAATAGACAAAGGCCTGTTTTTGCAATGCGATCGTCTTCGTATGACGTTCCTCGAGCAGCTCAGGTTTCGCGATCCAGATCTGTACAGCGACGTCGGCGGCGGTCGACTTTCCGTGGCTCTCAATCTCAATGCTCTCGTCTTTGGCGCGCTGGATCAAATCATCCAGCGTTTCGTTCGATGCGGTTTCATCGATGAAATAAAGGCCGTTCATCAGGTCGATTGGCATATTTTCGTCGTAGCTCATGAGAGCTTCAGCCAATTTGTCGTGGGGAAACTCGTCCTCCCGGTTGGTCGGGATCTCCACGCCGCGATCGGCGAAATACTCCCGCCAAGGGGCCAGTAGGTTGATCAAATGGACGTTGGCTATGTGCTTCAGTCGATCGGGGTTCGTAAAAACGCGAATTTTCAATGTCGCCATGGCGGCCGCTGCTCCGTAAGTATCGTCAACTAGATCAAGTAGGTATTACGTCGCAGGCACACAAGGTCGTGATTGAATGAATCTTGCGCGGACCAGTAACCGACAGACGACGCCCCCCGCCGGTATGTGAGAAAAACGGCTGGAGCACTCCCCCATGATCGAGATTCCCGATCGCGCCATGCGCGTCGCCCTAGGCTTTGACTTCATTGCGGCCACTTTCGATGAGGAAGCGTCATGATCGACCCGGACGACCGTGAACGCCGGGCGTTGACGCATGCCATGAAGTTCATGGGCGAGCTGATGGCCGAGATCGGCTGGTCCACCCGCTTCAGTGAGCTTTCTGCCGAGCAGGCTGAAAAACTGGCCGAGGCCGCAGTGGATGGTTTCCAGGAAAGCATGCTTGCCACAGCTCCGCACGACGAGAACGAGGTGCCGTTTTGAGCGATGCCTTTCTCGATTTCAATCATAGGGAAAAGCCCCCTAGCTTCGCTGACAGCATCAACACGCTGATCGACCACGCTCTTGTCGCTGAAAATGCGCAGCACCCGCAGCGGGATTATCTCGGCGGTAGCAGGCTTGGCGATGCCTGCGCGCGCCGCCTCCAATATGAATACCTCAAGACGCCGAAAGATGAAGGTGGGGGCTTCTCGGGGCAATCGTTGCGCATCTTCGCGCTTGGGCATCTTCTTGAGGACCTCGCGATTGAGTGGCTGCGCAAGTCGGGGTTCGATCTCAGGACACGCAACCGCCATGGGGACCAGTTCGGCTTTTCCGTCGCCGGTGACCGGGTGCAAGGGCATGCGGATGGTGTTGTCGTGGCCGCGCCAAACGGCATGGCGGTCCCCGCGCTCTGGGAATGCAAATCGGCAAACGCGAAAAACTGGCGCGCGATCTCCAAGAATGGAGTTGCAAAAGCCAAGCCGATCTATGCCGCGCAGATTGCGCTTTATCAGGCTTATCTCGGCCTGACCGAAACGCCCGCGCTTTTCACAGCTGTCAATAAGGACACCTGCGAGGTCTGGCACGAGCTTGTGCCCTTCAACGGCGCGCTTGCACAGGCGGCCAGCGACAAGGCGGTGCAAATCCTTCGGGCTTGCGATGCGGGAGAACAGCTGCCCAGACACACGACAGACCCTGAGCATTTCGAATGCCGGTTCTGCGCCTATTCCGCGAGGTGCTGGGCATGACGGATCACCTTACAACTGCCGATACCGTCTCGCCCGTCATGCCCGATGCGGCCATGATAGCCATCTATGCCGATGTCGTATTCGGCTACTGCGAGTATTTGGCGCCGGTTCGGGCGCTGGCGGAGAAAGGGGTCGATGACGCGCCTCCGCACACGCCCTTTGTCGCTGTCGACAACGATCTTGTTCTCAAGCTCGCGCACCAGGCGGATTGGGCCGCGCAGAGTGGCATGGCGCTGTTTGTGGTGCCGGGCACTGTCCATGAAGCAGGGGCCGCGCGCGCCGAGCATGTGGTCCAGACGCAGGTTATTCTGGTCGATCTCGATCATGGCGACATCGCCGCCAAGCGCGCCCACCTGATCCAGCATCTTGGCACACCCACGCTCGAGGTCGCCTCCGGTGGGATCACACCGCAGGGGCAGGACAAGCTGCACATCTACTGGCGGCTGACAGAACCTGCCGAGGGCGAGGACATCGCCCGGGTTTGCCGCGCCCGACAGATGATAGCGGCCAAGGTTGGCGGCGATCCGGCATTCAAATCAGCCCACCAGCCCATCCGGGTGGCGGGGTCGGTCCATGCCAAGACGGGGGTCAAGCGGTTGGTCGCCATCCTCGAGCACAATCCTGTGGACTATGACCTCGCCGAGCTGACCGCGGCCATCTTCGCCATGCCGCCCATGGACGGCGCGGTGCCGGATGGGCTCGATTTCAATACGGCAGCGACCGATGGCGGGACGGTCCCGGAACTATTTGCCCGCCCGATCCGTGAGGGCGGTGTTGATGGGACCACAAGGTTCGACGCGCTTTCCCGCGTCATTGGATACTGGATCCGCCGTTGCCGGGAGGGCCATGTCACACCGGCAGAGGCATGGGGTGAAATCGTTGCCTACAACGATGCCCGTATTGATCCGCCCTGGCCGGAGGCACGGCTTCAGCAGGAGGCGGAACGCCTCTGGCGACGCGACCAGGCCCGGAATGGGGACATCCCGGACGATGGCGATGGTGAAAATACCGGCGGTGACGATGGCAGCGGCGATGGTGGCCCCAGCCCGGTTCGCTTCTCTGAGGACGCCTTGGCGGCCAATTTCGCGGATCAGCATGCCGACGCCTGGCGCTTTGTCGCCGCATGGGGGCAATGGCTGACCTGGACGGCGCGGATATGGAAGCGCGAGGATACACTGCAGGCCTTTGATCTGGCCAGGCATGTATGCCGGACAGCTGCTGTCCGGTCACCTTCGGCGCGGGTCAGAACAAAACTGTCTTCGGCCTCGACCGTAGCAGCCGTTGAACGCCTTGCTCGCAGCGATCGGCGTCATGCCACCACTACTGATGTCTGGGATCGGGATCCCTGGCTGCTCAACACCGCCGAGGGCGTGCTGGATCTTCGCAACGGTCAGTCGCAGCCTCATGACCCGGCATTCTACATGACGAAGATCGCGGCTGCTGCGCCAAAGGGCGACTGCCCGGTCTGGCATGCCTTTCTCGACACCGTGACCGGCGGTGATGCCGAATTGCAGTCCTATCTGCAGCGCATGGCAGGCTATTGCCTGACCGGCGTGACGAGCGAACACGCGCTGTTCTTTCTCTATGGCACAGGTGCGAACGGGAAATCTGTCTTCGCCAACACGCTGACCGAAATCCTTGGCGATTACGCCACCGTGGCACCGATGGACATGTTCATGGCCAGCCATGGGGATCGCCACCCAACCGACATGGCGGGGCTGCGGGGTGCACGGGTCGTGACCTCGATCGAAACCGAACAGGGGAGCCGCTGGGCCGAGAGCAAGCTGAAGGCGCTGACTGGCGGCGACAAGATCACCGCACGCTTCATGCGGCAGGACTTCTTCGAGTTCATTCCGCAGTTCAAGCTCCTGATCGTCGGAAATCACAAACCCTCCATCCGCAATGTAGACGAAGCAATGAAGCGGCGCCTGCACATGGTGCCCTTCACTGTCACCATCCCAGCAGCAAAACGCGACAAGCGCTTGCCTGACCGTCTGCTGGCCGAGCGGGATGGCATCCTCGACTGGGCGCTGCGGGGCTGCCTGGAATGGCAGAAGCACGGGCTCCGCGCGCCGCAGGCCGTCATGGCCGCAACCGAGGATTACTTCGAGGCCGAGGATGCCTTGGGGCGCTGGATCGATGAGCGCTGCGAGACTGGCAACCAGAACCACTGGGCCGGATCGACCGAGCTGTTCAACAGCTGGAAGGCATGGGCCGAAGCGAACAACGAATACGCAGGTTCCATGAAGCGGTTCTCCGAGACGCTGAGCACTCGGGGTTTTGAGAAGAACAGCAATGGGAAAGCCCGTGGGTTTCGCGGAATTCGCATTCAGGACAGCAGCGATGACCTATTTGAGCAGGAGTAGCAAAATGCCAATGAAAACTGGACAATTTACGGGTCTGACGGGTCAACCCTATATAGGCGTTACGCGCGCGCATGCGCGCCTGTCTACGGCTGATAAGCCAACACCCGTCAAACCCGTCAATGAGGTTTCAGCGCATGACCGCGATGTGCGCCCTGCAATCCTTGCCCTCGATCTTGGTACGACCACCGGTTGGGCCTTTCGTGGTTTTGACGGACTGATCACCAGCGGCACCGTCAGCTTCAAGCCCGGCCGCTACGATGGCGGTGGCATGCGCTTTCTGCGTTTCACCAACTGGCTTAGCGAGATCGACCGCCTGTCTGGGCCCATTGAGGCGATCTATTTCGAAGAAGTGCGTCGACACGTCGGCACAGACGCGGCGCATGTCTATGGCGGCCTCATGGCCACCCTGACAACCTGGGGGGAATTGCGCGGCGTGCCCTATCAAGGAGCCCCGGTCGGCACGATCAAGAAACACGCCACCGGAAAAGGCAACGCCAACAAAGACGCCATGATCGCCGCCGCCCGAGCGCGTGGGTTCAGCCCGGCTGATGACAACGAGGCTGACGCCATCGCGATCCTGCTCTGGGCCGTGGAAACCCATGGAGGTGTAGCATGACGCGCTCGATCATCCTCACAGAAGCAGAGCAGGTTCTTGAAATCCGGGCGGAGGAATACGGCCCGGCACGTGTGTCGTTGGACAAGATTGCAGCTCGGTGGTCGCAGAATTTGGGTTGTGAGGTGACGCCCGCGCAGGTGGTTCTCTGCATGATCGACCTGAAAATGGTTCGCCTGACCCACGACGTCGACCATCGGGACAGTCTTGTCGATGTGATCGGTTATGCCGTGCTGATGTCGGAGGCCCAGCAATGAAGGGAATGCGCTTCATACCAACGGGATATGGCGGTCATCGGCGAGACCCGGAGCGCGTGCGCCGGGAGGGCTGGAAGGAACAGAAGCTCCTCGCCGTGTCGCTCGATGATGACCGTCTGACCTGGCCTGAGCGTGAATTAATCCGTCAGCTGGGCGAAAAGCTGTACGGCAAACCGGATGCCGGAGATGGGCGATGAGCAGTTGGACACCTGCGCTGGTTGAAGCCCGTCTCTCCGAAGCGGCATTCGTTCTGAAACGGTTGCCCGAACCACGGCTGTCAGGATACTTCAGCACCTGGCCCGAGGTGGTGCAGAGTTTTGCCGACAAGGTCGGGCAAGAGCCCAAACCCATGCGCGTGCTGCCGTCGCCTGCTGCGATCAGCAGGATGGAAGAGACGCTGACCTGGACCGCTGGTCTTGCGCCAATGGATGGGAAGATCGTTTGGCTGCGGGCATACGGATATCGCTGGCGCGATGTTTGCCGGACCGTTGGCCTGCGACGGGCTTCGGCGCATCATCACTGGGTGTATGGCCTGTGTTTGATAGCGCACAAGTTGAACCGCATAAGCATCAGCCAGCGGCTCTCCATGCAGCAAGTCATCGACCTTGCGCGGGCTGACGACCCGGCCCTTTGAAAAAAAATCGCACCGATCAAAATTTCTGCCAGACACTTTTGCCATCCCGTCGGTATGTGAATAGTAAGTTCGACAGGTGCGTCGACGCGGCGCGCGGGACGGCCCGCACCGCTGGCTTCCGGGGTCCACCGAAGGGTCCAGTCGGGGTCCAATCGGCTAACCCATTGAATTCTTGGTTCCTTCCGGGCGACTTTCGTATGCTGGCGGGCG